CTGACTTGTTACCTTGAGTCTCGTTGTAAATCAGCGCACATCTTGCGGTGATTGCGCCTGTCCAAGAGATGTTTGGGAAACCCACATAGGCTGTGTACCCAGAAGACGACACTGTGATGGGTGTTAGTTGCGCCCCACCAAGCGAATATGTACCCGTAGCAGCTACTTCGTTGGTCGTGCTGTACACAGTCGTGTCTTCGTTTAAATCTGCGCTGGCCGTGTACAAAGCAATCTTGATAACATCAGTCGTCAGGTCATGAATACCTTGGTACAACTGCGCCTTGAAGCTCGTGGTCTGGGTCTGGATAATTGACATATCAAGTTACCTTCTGACGGAACTGACCAGAACGATAAGCGTCTTGACGCTCCATACCATCACCCAAACGTTTAGCCAATCCAAGCGCTTCTTGGTACTTGGTGTTATACAGCAGCATCATGTCTTGCTCACCCTTCATGTAGGTATAAGCCTCAACCAGCGAACCGTATAACAACACCGTATCAAAGTTATCACCCAGCCACGTACGGCCATCCGCCGCAACCGTAATTGACTCGGGGTAGAAGTAATAGTGAAGTTCAGTTCTGTAGTTTTGGTCAGGGGTGGGGCCAAGAATAAAAGTTAATTCGTCTGAAATAGTGCTACCAGACACGGCAGGGCCAAACAAACCGTAATACTTTGGGACACCCGTGTCGTTCGGTGTTGGATACGCCTGACGAATAAAATTAACATCTTTATTTAGCAAGTACTCGTATGTGCCGGTGTTTACATCGCCGCCAGTGACGTCTGTAATAACTGCTAAGGAATACACTGCTAAAAAATCATCGGGGCACTGCAAATACTTATTGTTAGCAGCCATCGACCCCTGCACGTTCTTACGAATCGAGGGGAACTGGACGGTGTTATAAATACGCTGCTCAGCCTGCGTAACGAACACAGGAATATTAGCCACGAAATCTGTTTCCGTGTTCTCCGTGTACGCCTGAATAGCAGCGCTGAGTGCGGCGTAATTCATGCCATTGGGCCTCGTGCCATCAAGCCTTTAGTCGCTGCACCTGTGCCGCGAACTTTGATGCCTGAAGTTTTAACGCCAATATCGCCAGCAGCTTTGCTAATATTGCCAATAGACATATTAACTGTATCTGCTTTGCTCATATTTGCACGAGCGGCAAGCTGGCTTGTAGCTTCTTTAGAACGATCAACATAAGCTGAAGCAGGTTTGTTATTGCGATTAGACCCAGTCTTGATTGCGGGGCTATTCTTTGTAGTGGGTTTAACTTGCGTAGCCATGATTAACCTTTCTTTTGGTTCATTGCACGGGCCATGTTGCGACCGACTTTCATCATCGCTTCGCTGGTCACGCCAGAAGACTTCTTACCGCCTCTGGGGTTTGGTGCTGTGGGGCCGCTGTTAGGGAAGATTTGAACATCTGTCTTACCTTTTTTAGCGACGCCGTCTGCTGCTTTTTTGAATCCCATTTTAATCTCCTAAGTAACTGTTACCGTAACTGTACCAACATAAGTCGTTGCCACCAAGTAGTTTGGTGTTAAAGACGCATCAAAATTACTTGATCCACCAACCGGAGCCCAGCCCCATTGAATTTCCCTAGAACCACCCGTTACAAAACCAGCCGCATTTTGGTCGGTACTGGTTGAGTTTACTATCTGCAGTCCATTTGTACCCGCCGTGTAGTAAGTCGTATCTCTACGTGGGTTACGCACAGCTTGTGGGTCGTCAACTGGATACATGCCTAGCAACAACTGCGGCTGATCTGGATCCCAGCATTCTGGGCACACAAGCAGATTGTAAATCTTAGTCTTCTGAATCTCTTTACGAAGCGCCGTTAATTTGAACTGAAAGCCACAGCGATCGCACATGGCGATACTGTTCTTACCGGAAGCAAACCGATTGCCCATTTACGTACCGCTACCAATAAACATTTGCCTCGGTACAAACCGCAAAGAAGCGTGTTCTTGATCTTCGCCAGCCGCTAACTGCCAAGCTTCGTCATATTGAGCTTTGAGGACGTCTAAACGCCCCGCCCCTTCTGGAACTTTTAACGCCAAATAGTAGGCGAGTCCAGCAACCAAGCAGGGTAAGAAACGGAAAGGTACATCCATAGTCCGAGTGCCGCCACCTGCGTCATCAATACGGCGCATACGCCAGTAAACGAATTGGTAGGTTTGTGATCCATCGGGAGTCGGCCAAACAGTGACGGATGGCAAGTTTTGTGAGTAAACAGCGGCGGCAGTTGAGTGCGCCACTGCGGTTGTACCATTTTGACCACGGAAGCAGTTCATCAACTGATTGCCGCTAATGTAGCCGTACTGCACAGTTTCGTTTTCAATCAATACAAAGCCTGTAGTAGCCAAACCTACAACAGAAGTCAGCGTAATCGTAGTGTCTGTAGCTGAGATTCCACCATTTAATGTAGTCCCTACGGACGATGTTTGCCCGTCTAAACGCTGAAACCACACCTGAATTGGGCGGGCTTGCTGCATCTTATTGGGGATGGTCGCATAGGTAGAAACACTAATACGGGTAATTGTTAAGTCAGACTGCGTGGAAGAGTTACCCGCGCCTGTACGAATTACATGTTCTAGCAAATCCACAGTGTCGTTTGGTAGCGCGTAAGTTGCCAAACCCTGAGTAAAGGTAAGCGTCCCCTGCTCAAACGTCCACATGTTAATGCCACGGTTTGCCCAGTCAGCAAACAACAGATTCAATGAACGACGGGCAGTACGTAAGTCGTAGCCCGTGCGAAGTTCGGAGCCCGCACGCTCAAACGCTTCCTCAACAATCTCATTGAGGTCAAGATTAAACGCTGCAACTCCAGAAGTAGTCATCTAAATCCCGCCGTTTTCTTTGCAATTGTTTTTGGTTGCGCTACAAACTGCTTTCCGGCTTTCTTGCCAGCACGCTTTGCACGTGTTGTAGCGGCATATTCTGATGGTGATAAAGACTTAATAGCTGCTTCGGGCAAGTATCTCTCCCCCGTCTTACTTGACGGTTTACCAGACTTAGTGCGCCATTTCTGGTCGCCCCAGTCTTTCAGAGACTTTTGCGGAGCTTTCAATCTCTATACCCCCCACCAGAAGCTTTGTACTTTTTAGCAACAAGCTGAGCCTTGCGTGCTGACCACTGCCCTGCGCCCGTACCTTGGGTAGCTGCGGCCTTTACCTGAGACACAATCCGCTTACGCAGACCGGGTTTTGTGTAATTGCCAGCCGCATTTACTTTGCCGCCTTCGGCGTATTGCGTGAAGTCCGTGTTATCCCGACGGGCTTTTCTTTTCCCTTTGGGCATCTTGCTTGGGGATATGGCCCCCATGCCACGACTAGCAATCATACAAACCTACCTCTGGTTTTACCCTTAGTAGCAATGCCGTCAGCGCGTTTAGAAGCGGAAGACACTTTAGAAGTCATGCCACCGGAAGCCATCTTTTTAACTTTACCACCACGTTTCATGGCTGACCTGCCAGAAGTTAACTCTTCATCTGCTACAGGCTTAGACCCACCACTACCACCAGCAAATTGGCCTAAATCTCCGTATCCGGGAGCAGCAAATTCGCCTTCTTCGGAACGTTTTGCTAGTTCACGTTTTGCAAGTGTTGGCCCAAAACCACGCTCGGGAGTGTTGGCTAACGTTTCTAATACCCGTGCATCAGCCACACCATACATAGGGTCGTCAGCCCTACCGCTTGCTGTATCTTTCATAACACGTGCGCGAAGCATATCGTTATAAGCGTCTGCTGCCGCCTCTTGTGTAAAGTCGTAGCGTGCTCCGGGTGTTTGAAATACGTCCGAATTTCGAGCAGTCCGTGAAGGGTAGGGTAATTTTGTAGCCATGATTTAGCACATCTTTCCACGGGTTTTACCCCGCTGAGCGATACCGTCAGCGCGACGGGAAGCGGTCATACCACCAGAGGCCATCTTCACAACCTTGCCACCACGCTTCATGCCATCGCCTTTGTAGTTCTCTTCATCGGGCAGACGAGTACCGTCTTCGTAGCGACCAGAATACTCTCTGCGGGCTTTTTCGTTAGCGTCAGTTTCACGTCGATAGTTATCAACTTCTTCTTCATCTAAACGAGCCTTAGCATCTTTGGACAACTCAACTTTGTCGCGGCGGTTTGCTGCTTTTTCAGCGGCGCTACCAAGGCCAGACTTGTCAACTATCTTCTTACCTAGGCCGGTCTTTTCGTCAATCTTACGGCCAACCCCATAACCAATTTCAAACATAACTTGACCAGCACCAGCACGACCAACGTTACGGTTATCCGCACGTTTGCCAGCTTCACGAACAGCATCTTTAGCGCCGCCAGTAAGCTTAGAAGAGTCTACATTACGGCCTTTTTTGCCTTTTGCAAAGTCTTCTTTAGCACGCTCTATGACGTCGTCTTTAAGCCCGGGTAGGTTGTCCCATCTTGTAGCCATAGTTACACCATCTTTCCACGAGTTTTTCCTTTGGTGCAACAGCCGTCAGCACGGCTAGAAGCTGAGCCAACTGATCCACCTTTAGCTTTCTTTTCAAGCAAATCACCCATACTTACGCGTGAAGAGAGGTCATAAGCGGCTTCATTATCTGCGGCGGCTTTACGATCTGCAACTTCGGCTTTAGCCGCTTCCATTTTTGCGCGAGTCTCAGGATAGATAACTTCATCTTGAGACTCAGGCGTGCGCCTAGGCTTGTATTTTTTAGCTGCTGCTGGTGTCATTGGCATGATGTTTCCTTAACAGGCTTTGCCGCCCATGTTCATCTTAACCATTTTGCCCTTGGTTTTACCCTTAGTGGCAACGCCATTAGCAGCAGCACGGAACGTACCGCCACCAGCCAACTTAGTCATAGTTGCGCCTTTGTGCAAACGACCTTCGTGTTTGTTTACAGCCTTTTGCATCATAGACTTGTCCATCTTGACGTCTTCGTGCTTCATGCCACCTTTAGCCATGCCGCCTTTTTTCATTGCGCCTTTACCGTCACCAATAAAAGCAGGTTTACCGTCTTTCATGGGCATAGCGCCGCCGCTAGAATATCCGCCCATGTTCATTTTCTTTGTAGCCATAGTATCACCACCTTCTTTCATGATTGACATCTTGCCATGAAGTGTCTTGGGTTTGTTAACTTTTTGAAGATCAGCACGGGATGTATCTGAGCCCTTACCAAACTTCAGACCTTTGCTTGCTCCACTAAACTCTTTTGCAACTGATACGGGAATGCCAGCCTGTTTTGCAAACGCAGGGTTATGCGCCGCTGCGTCCATGAACTTCTTTTGTTTTTCACTTTTTGCTGGCATCATTTCCCCGCTTGAATAAGTTGGTCAATTTTTGCTTCCAACCGGTTAAAACGTTGGTCAATGTGGTCAGTAATTCTTTGCACTTCTGCTTGAGTAGTGTAATCACGGGCTAACTCCTCTCGGGTTTTGTTGAGCAAAATGTCAAGGCGTTTGATTTCGGCAAACTTTTCTCTGGCAGTAAACGTCAAAAGCCCTGTAAACAAGGTCAAAATTGCTGTCCAAATAGTATTAACGTCTAGCATTTCCAAGCTCTAAGTGATTTGTTTATGCGTGAGTCTGGATCTTTGGCGGTCTTTGGGGACGTCAATTTCTTTTTCATCCCTTCCATCCTCGCACAAAAAGAGTCGCGCCGGGAGCCGCCTTCTGGCTGGGGAGGTTTCAAGTTCATGCCTTGCTTTTTCGCGGAGGCGCGACCCTTGGCGTTCAAGCCGCCCTTGGGATTCTTGCCTTCTTTCCTCTGCCATGCTGGAGACTTAGCCATAGAACACCGTAAGTCCGGTTAGCGAACCAACACTTATTGTCAAATTCAAACCTGTACTTGCCAAGATGCCTTCCCCGGGGATAAGAATGTAAGTGGAGTTTGGCGTACCAAGACTCGCAATATCCATCGTAAATAACACAGGGGCAGTAGCACTACCATCTCGAATTTCAAATGTACAAGCAGTGCTTACGGCTGGCGTAACAATGAAGCCTTTTAGTCGTGTACGCCCTGCGATAAACGACCCAGCAGTACTGCGGTGCGCTGACTTAACGTCTGTCTGCATCATAATTAATCTCCTTGTAAATGGGGGCCGAAGCCCCCTAGACTAATTAGACTTGGCTGGGGTTAGCAGCGCCATCAGAGTTTCTGACAACGTACACGCATGTAATCGTAGCAGCACCGCCGCTGGCTGTACCAGCGCAAGCGTAGATTGCTTGGATGACTAAGTCAGATGTACCAACGTTCAGGTATGTGCCAATCTGTGCGCCTGTAACAGTTGTAGTTGCGCGGCCCACAGCCAAAGGTGTAGTTGTAGCACCACCAACAGTAGCCAAAGAGTTACCGGCGGCAGTTTGGATCGTGATGGTATTACCTGTAGTACCAGCGTAAGCAGTGGTAATGTCTACAATAAATTCTATGATTTGTGCGCCAGCAGGCAAGACAAATTCTGTAGTAGCAGTGGTGTCAGCTACAGTGGTCAGGCCAGTTTGTGTAACAACAGTTGCGCCCATGTTACGGATCGTGCCAGCAGTAGTGCCAGTAGTGTTTTTAACAGTACCGAGCAGCCAAGGGCCTAGGTGTGATGCAAATCCCATGATATTTCCTTACATACAAGTTAAGTGCATTAGTCTGTATGTCGTCAGCCGGGACTGTCTAATGCACCGGAAAGCCCGGATTAAAGTCAATATACACCAAAAGAAAAGGGGGCACAAGGCCCCCCTTCAAATATTTCCGAAGAAATATTAGGCTGAACCGGGTGAACCGAAGGTACCCAATGGATCAGACCAGCCGAACGAATAACGCTCGCGGGCTTTGTAACGAACGTTACCTGTGTCGAAGTCACCGTCCATCTTGTTCTCCAAAGGAGAGCGGATGAAATGCTTCAGACCGTTAGGCACATCAGTAGTCAAATACCAGCCGTTTGTGTCGGTCA